AAGTATGGTGAAAAAGATGCTCTACAAGATGTTAGAGATTGGATGGAGCACCAAGCATATTATCTAACTGAGGCTACTGTAGAATTAGCTAAAGAGCGAGGACCCTGTAAAGAAAGTCATAAGACAAGATATGGGAAAGGAATATTTCCTTGGGAACTTAGAGCCGATGCGGTAAATGATTTAGCAGATTTTACTCCAGAACTTGACTGGGAAACTCTCAGAGAAAACTTGGTAAAATTTGGGGTTCGTAATGCTACATTAATGGCTGTCGCTCCAGTTGAGTCTTCGTCGGTCGTTATTAATTCTACAAATGGTATTGAAATGCCAATGAGTTTAATATCTGTCAAAGAAAGTAAAGCTGGATCATTTGTACAAGTAGTGCCTGAATATCAAAAATTAAAAAATAAATATCAATTAATGTGGGATCAGAAAGATTGTGATGGCTACATTAAAACTGCTGCTGTATTAGCTGCATATGTTGATCAAAGCATAAGTACTAATACTTTCTACAATCCTGCATTCTTTCCTGACCGTAAAGTACCCACAACACTTATAGCTAAAAATTTAATGCAGGCTCATATTTGGGGAATAAAAACTTTTTACTACAGTTTAATTAATAAAGCAGGTAGTAAGGCTATTATAGAAGATGCTCCGCTTGAACCAATCAACTTTAATGATGAAGAAGATTGTGAAGTTTGCAAATTATAAGGACAACATACAATCAATGACCGCTAAAAGTAATTTAGCAAAAGGCAGAGAAAGCTATGATGCTGAATTGAGTACTGGCTTGGTTGAATTTTTTAATAGAAATATTACACCTTATCCGACAGAATCAAGCGGTCCTAAATTTGATCTTATTCCTGTTGAAAAACAAAAAGATATTATGGTCAATGTGGCTAGAATGCACGCCCAACAAGAATATGACCGTATTATGGAATTAGTCACCGTACTACAAAAACAAGCTGCTAGTATTAAAAGAAGATTAGAAATTACAGATGCTGTACATAGTGCCAAATATAATTTTCAAATATATCATGGGCAGATTTATTGGTTAGCATATGATAGTTATAAACGGCATACTATACTAGTACACAATGGACCTGATGATTGGAGTGCCGGAGCACCTATTCAATATGAATATATATGTAAAGTAAAATGGTTAGGTGATCATACATGGACCGAACTTGACAAAGATGATAATTATAATTAAAATAAAGGACTAATATGTCAAAACAACAATATAATTTAAATACAAAAACAGACTACATCAGTAGAAAAATGTTTTTAGACCCTGAAGGTCCTGTAACTATTCAACGGTTTGAAGAAGTCAAATATAATAAGTTACAAAAAATAGAACAAACAGCTAGAGGGTTCTTTTGGGTGCCTGAAGAAATTAATTTATCTAAAGATGCCAATGATTTTAAAGATGCTACTGATGCAGTTAAGCATATATTTACTAGTAATTTATTAAGACAAACAGCACTTGATAGTATTCAAGGACGTGGGCCAGCACAAGTTTTTACGCCCGTTGTTAGTTTGCCTGAACTAGAAGCACTGATGTATAATTGGAGCTTTTTTGAAACTAATATTCATAGCCGTTCGTATAGTCATATTATTCGTAATATCTACAATGTACCAAAAGATGTGTTTAACACAATTCATGATACTAAAGAAATTATTGATATGGCTTCAAGTGTGGGGAAATACTATGATGAACTACATCAAATTAATTGCAATAAAGAATCTGGTCAATCTATAAATGAACAAGACCATATAAAAGCAATTTGGTTAGCACTCAATGCTAGCTATGCCCTTGAAGCATTCCGTTTCATGGTTTCATTTGCTACAAGTTTAGCTATGGTAGAAAACAAAATCTTTATAGGTAATGGGAACATTATTAGTTTAATTCTACAAGACGAGTTGCTCCATAAAGAATGGACTGCTTGGATAATTAATCAAGTAGTAAAAGAAGATTCTAGATTTGTTCAAGCAAAACAAGAGTGTGAGCAAGAAGTATACAATATGTATATGGATGTCATTAGAGAAGAAAAAGATTGGGCTACCTATTTATTTAAAATGGGTCCGGTGATTGGACTCAACCCTAATATTTTAAAAGATTTTGTAGACTATACTGCATTTTATGCGCTAAAAGATATTGGAATTAAATACATTAGTAATAATGTTTCAAAAACTACTCCTATTCCGTGGTTTAACAAACACAGTGACACTAGTAAAAAACAGTCAGCCCTTCAAGAAACAGAAAGTACTAATTATGTATTAGGCGCAATGAGCGAAGCACTTGACTATGATCAATTACCTAAATTATAATACGGAGAGAAAAATGAAAGCTATAGTATGGAGTAAAACCAATTGTACAAATTGCGACCAAGCAAAAAGTTTATTGAATCAAAAAAATATACCCTATGAAGAAAGAAAAATAGGTGATGGTTGGACTAAAGAAGAATTATTAGAGGCAGTACCAACTGCCCGAACAGTACCACAAATTTTTCTTGGTGAAGAATATGTGGGTGGGTTTACCGAACTCAAACAAAAATTAGCAGCGTAAGGAATATAATGTTTAATAAAGACGAAATTTACACTTTTAAATTAAATAGTGGCGAAGAATTAATTGCTAAAGTACTCAAGTACGAAACAGATTTTATTACTATTTTTGATCCAGTTTCTGTAGCACCTGGACCACAAGGTATGGGATTGGTTCCTAGTTTATTTACTGCGGATCCCGAAGGAGAAATAAAACTAAATACTAATAGTATTGCAATTTATGGCGTAACTGATGAGAATATAAAAGCAAAATATACTCAAGCGACTACAGGAATAGCGGTACCTAATAAAAAATTAATATTAGGGTAATATGGCAAACTTAAGCAGACAGGGTGATCAAAATACAACAGGTGGAAAAATAGTACGGGGCGCCGGCACTGTATTTGCAAACGGTATACCTGTTGGATTGCATGTAAGCTTAATTACTCCTCATGCTCCTTTTGGAAAACCACATCCTCCTCACAATGCCGCTAGAACTACAGAAGGTAGTCCTACTGTTTTTGCTGAGGGTGATCCTGTATTAAGAGTGGGCTCAGGTAATACATGCGGTCATTCTATTATACAAGGCAGCCCCGATGTGTTTGTCCCATGAGTACTACCGGTAAACAAAGCCCCTTAGGTGTAAATGTAAATAGTTCTTTATTGCAAAATATAGGACTGTGCATTAATTCTACCGTACAGGGCTATATGGGGATTAGTAAAAGTAATACTAGTCACACTCCGGGAACGCTAGTTAGTAACACATGCCTTAAATGGTTAACATATGCTATATATGAAGCATATAATGGCAATGTTGCTAAAACTCCTGCAGGAACTTCAACCTATGATAATTTAATCGCTATAGGAAAGAATAGTATTCCGGCATTGGGGAATTCAAAAAGTCCTGGTTATGTTAACACCGATCCAACTGGGTATTGGCAAGGTCAAGCTACCACCGGGTATTCAACAGCAGGTGATACAAACGATGGACAAAGCGCAACTTGGATCCCATACGATACTACTAACAATAATAAAAGTGTTACTCAATGGGGATTTTTGAGATTATATGCATTGCAAGCTTGGAATGAGTTTAATTGGAACGGCATTCAAACAGGATCAGGAATGCCTCTATATAAAGATTTTGTATCAAGCTTTTTAACTTCTCAAGGTTTTATAGAATATTCTAACAATTCTGTAAATTCTATACACGGTTCCTTTGATTTCCTTAAAGGCACCTATAGTAACATGAATGATCTAATTAGCTCTGATATAGCAGGCGTGAGTTTAGCAACACGGGCTTTTGGTCTAGATTGCATTACTGCAGGTAAAGTAATAAATTTATCTAACATATTTAAATTTGGTATGCCTTCAGTTTTGTTACAAACTATTAAAAAATTTAATACTATTACTCAATCATTATCATTGGCGTTATTGTCGGCTGGTCTGTCAGCTCAAGAAGTCGAGGATATTTCTACTGGAAGAATATCTACACCTACTAAATTACAAGAGCAACAATTGTATGGAGCATTTTTAATTATTATAGGACAAGATTTAGTTGATATATTGATACCATTAAATTGCAAAACTAAAGGCTTAGAATCATTAGCAGATTTGTTGAATATTAAAAAATTATTTCCAAATAGTTATCAATCATTGACCGTACCTATTTATAATGCTAGCTCCGGTCCAACTAATTCTAAGACATATTATCCTATATTTGAAAACGGTGCAGTAAGTTCTAGGCTAGAAACTTCAGCAATAACCGAACAAATTGGAGTGATTATTCCGCCTGGTACTCCTTCTGTCACCGAAGCGCCGCCGCCGACCGTAATTGAAGTAGCTCCGCCGACTGTATCACCTACCGTTGCTCCTGTTGGTTCGCAATTAGCAACTTCGATTCCACTAGAACGGTACAAAAATAGTTAAAAATTATGTCAGACTCATTAAATTTTCAAATAACAAAAGAAGGATTTGGATCATATCTATCAGGAATACTACCTGACGATATTGCAGTAACTGCTGGCGCATTTTCTGCAACTATGCAACAAATTAGAAATATTCGAAATGTTGATTTTGAAAAGTTCTCTCAAGTAGCCGTTAATATCGAGTCAACGAAAGGATTGCCTCAAGTTAATGGTACAAATGTTCCGACTAATACTAACCTATCTAATGCAGGATTTAATCTAACTGCATTGGGAAGTGGTCCGTATGGTACATATACTATGAGTGATTTTTTGGGATGTATGAGCGGACTACCTTATTCATGGGGCTCTGTTCAATCGATGATTCAGACATTGCAAACTACCACATTAACAAATCTTTATAAAAATTTATATTTAGCGGTTACTTGGAAAGTAGGTACAGTCTCAGTACAATATACTAATGATGGATTTGGAAATTACACAGTTACTGGAATTACACTAACTGATCAAGGCGGCGGGTATGGTAGAGAGGGAGCAGCCTCTCCTAATATTACTTTAAGTAATGGTGGAACAGGAATTACTACAATAGGTACTAATCCCGATGATTTATCCACTTATGGTAGAATACTTTCAGTCTCGCTAACTTCTTCGGGATCTGTTACTGGATCGGTTCCTACTGCAACAGTAGCTAATCCACCAACTACTTATGGAAGTGCAGGTTGGCCCGGTATGAATACCGCAGTCCAATATTACATTGATGCGTCTAATGCAGAAATCGCTTCTATTAAAGCTGCTAATCCAACTGTCAGTTCAAATTTAAATACAATGTATAACTCATTTGGTAAACAACTTACAATAGAACAAAGGTCTAGGTATACAGGAATAAATCCAGTACCCAGCCCAACCCGAGACACTTTTATAAATAGGTACCCTATATCAATTTATTCATTTGTTGATGCTATTCCTATTTTAGCACAAAATACACTTCCTCATATGTATGCCCAAACATTAGAGGCTATTAGCGATTTAAATACGCCAGGTGGACAAAGTATTGTAGCAATGATGAGACAAGAAAGAAATGCCGCAAGACTACAACAGATAGGAATAGATTTAGATAATAATATATCAGGAAAGCTAGACCAACAAGAAGTAGAAATATTAACGGCCAATGGTACATTGCCTACTGGTGTAGAAGGTGTTACCGTTACCGGTATAAACGGAAATGTAAATAATCCAAGTACTACCTTTACACTGCCTAGCAATTTTACTACTCAACCAATTGGGTATTTTGATCCCAATACAACCGAATTTAAATTAGCAACGGTACAACCCACCTCACCGATACAACAAATTTTAAATACTGCTCAAAATAATATTAATAATAATAATTTATTAGGACCTGCAGGTAATGGTACTGGCCCTGCGCAACCTGCTATATTATCTATAGGCCCTGCTACATCAGCTACGGGCCCTGCTA